AAAAATAACCGCCCTTGAAATCTCAAGGACGGTAGATATCAACATAATGGTGGGCAATTCATACCATAAAGCGAACCACTTTTATATAGGCGGTTCGCTTTACCCAATAATGCTTATTCTACCTCGATAACCTTATAATCGCTCATTCGCACATCATATAGTAATGTGTTGACTGTATCGACTGTTAATTCATTTGGATTAAATACAGCATATTCACCGTCAGCACTCATTAATATTTCAAGACCGCTTTTTACTTTCTCAATGAGTTCTGGCATATCTTCAATTAAGCCACTTTCTGGATCATTTATAATTGTGTTTACGTCCATTGAGTTGGCTGACAAATCAACGATATAAGATAGTGCCTCATAAGGTGTTTCTACTGTTGCAAGGTGTTTTTTAGCTGGTGCGCATTGGTTGATAATTTCTAACATGATTGTAATCCCCTTTCGTTACTACTATGTCTTATCTTTGATTATATGATAATACATAATCAAATGGAATGCAAGCAAAATTTTATTGATCTTTAAAAATTTTTTTGCGAGCATACTCAGATATGCTCATTCCTGCTTTTTCAGCTGCTGCTTTGAGTGCTGCATATTCATCGTTATTCATTTGTATAGCTCTAGGTTTACGGCGCCCCTCTTCGCCTACTGTAATAGGCGCCCCAGCTCCTTTACGAGCGCCGCCCCATTGGTTTTTACTGCTCATAATAATACCTCTTTTGAATATATAATCTATTATTTTATTGGCCCCTATTATAGGGGCCATATTTTATTATCTCTCAGCCGCTGTATTCATGATATTTGAATACATCTCGGTTAAATCATCAAGTAACGGATTTGACTCAAAGCCGCCAAGATTTTGATAATTAAACGCTGCTTTCATGTTAGCTACAAAATCAAGCTTATCAAATTCATCTCTATATACTCGATATTGTGCAGCTGCTGAATGAGCTGCGCTTAATGCTCCGTCAAACATGAGTTTCAAGAAATCCTTTTGATTATCTTGTAATGTTGTTGCAAAATCTTCTGTCATTAAAATTTTCATGGTGTGTGATGTCCTTTCATTTTATCATTCAGTAAGTGTAATTCCCTTACCTTTGATTATATGATAACATATAATCAAATAAAATGCAAGCATTTTTTTAAAAATTTTTCTATTTTTGCAAAAAAAATAAAGGCCTACTACATTAAATGTATATATTTAATATAGTAGGCCTATTTACTTACCAATTATCAAAGCTATGTGTCCACCCTCACATAGTAGGGAGATAATCGGATCACCTCGATTTCATCGAATAGCGCCAGCTGCGCCAATTAGAAAACCAATCACACCACCAGCGGCCCATATATCACGTTGCCGTCTGAGGCGTTGCTCTGTGCGTCTATTGTTCTTGATTTCGTTCCTCAATTCGTCTAATGAGTTCGAGGCTTGATTTAATCTCTGCTCTTGCTCTGTTATTTTGCTCGAGGCTTTCGCTAACTCTTGCCCCTGTTTCTCGTTGATTGTCCTCAATTCGCTCAATGCTTGCGTTCTCTCGCTGTTGATAGCCCTCAATTCTTTTAATTCTGTCGCCTGCGTCATTGTTAAGCTGTCGGCTTGTTTCAATGAGTTTGTTGAGCTCTCGATTGAGGCGTCGGCTTTCATCAAGTGCCCTTTGAGTCTGTTCCAATCGCTCAATGGCACGGTGATAGTTGGCTCTGGCTGCGAAATATCCACTTGCGAGGCTGCCAATGCCATAGATGAGCAGCACACAAATAGCACCAACAATAAGGCGCTGCATAGTAACCTTAGATTTAAGCGTTTCGAGGTATGTTTTAATTTTCTCATACATATCTAGCCCCCTATTTAGTCCATATCACTCCAACGAGCCTCATAGCCTCGCACGTCTACATGAACGAAGTCTTGATAGTAATATTTACCGATTCCGTCGGCTCCGCACTCTTCAGCAATAGCAGCCAAATAATCGACATCGATCCCATCATAGGTGATGTCAGCCGCCACACCTTGCGTATGATAGGAATTAGGAACGCCACTAACCTCGGCATTATGCTCTGGGCAACGATAGCCACTATTAACGGTAATAGGAACGCCCAAGCGTTCACGAATTTTGTCTAATACATCTACAAGTCGCTTGTCTATGATGTGATCTAGCACATTATGGCCGTTTTCATCAACCTCATGACGCTCACAATGACAAGCAAATTCGTAATCATCGAAATATTCGCCAATTTTCATAGTTTTTACCCCCAATATAAAAGGCTGCACCCTTTGCGAATGCAGCCAATACTTAATTATTTTTTTAAAATCATATCAATTTTTGAGTGGATTATATCCAATAACCCTGTTACTGTGCTGTTTCCGCCGTCTCGCATATTCTCGAGAATGCTCAAAAACTCAACAGAGCCAAGATACAGCCATACTAGATTGACCGCAAACGCATAGTTTCCAGCCATGAAATCAAAGCACCATGCTGCAGCAGTTGCTAGGCAATATGTGAGCACCTTTGTAACAAATGGCTTTCGCATATGCTTTGAGCTGATTAAGCCTTTACTCCAAGCGGCAGGAATAGCGATATACTTATCAGAGCCGCTGATATTCTCTGGGCTAGCTCCTAAATCTAGTAACATTTGATAGCCGATAGCAGCCCATTTTGTTAGTAAATCTATGAATACTAACAAAATGAATATCCCTAGCACTTGAACGTGTTTCAGTCCAATCATATGTATAGCTATTTCAGCAACGAATGCCAATATAGCCTTAAGTACAAAGGACTCCGCAAGAGTTCGCCATGCCTCGCTCATGAAATTTGTTAATTCTTGCATTTATTCCCCTTTATTAACCCCTTACACGCTTTCCGTATGGCTACTTGTATATTGTTTAGTGCCGTCGTTCCAAACAATATATGGTCTATCAATATTATTAAGAGCACAGCTTGTTTGACTAAATCCTTCTCCAGTAATTAACAAGAACGCATATATTTGTTCTGTTAATTTAAAGGACACATTTTGGTAATCAACTACAATGACGCCTGTCGAAGTGATTCGACTATTACCTGTATCATCAACGACACTATCTCTATTTAATAACAACATCACTTTTTTGTCTGACTTAATCGACACTTTAGTAAGCCCAGCATTGCCCCATTTCGGAACGAATTTAAACGGAGTCGTTCCGTCATATTCGGATACATTGATTTCCAACTCTTTGCCATATCTTGTGTACACTACGCCGTTAGATGCAGTATACACATCATCCGTAGATGGCGCTGTTTTTCGAATAATTAAATGGCTGTATTCCTGGTCATTTAAATCATAATACGTGAGATTAATATCGACAGCCCCAAACGGATCGATATTAACCCTCATATTATCGGATTCAAATTCATGTTTTTCGCCACCGTTAATGGATACTTTAAAATGGGGTTCTCCCCTGAGATCAATGAATGTTTGGCCATAATTAGGTTGTTCGTATTCAAGTCGTTTAGGCGTTACTTTGATTGTATCGCCCATTAGCTGAATAAGTTTAGTCAATATTGTATCGAGCAAGCCGTTTTCTAAATAGATATTATTACGTTTTAATGCTGTAATAGCGTTAGGTAACTCAACTTTTGCTTTTAAAGAGTCTAACCATTCTTGACGAGTACCTTTAAAGCCCTCTAGTTGAGCGAGATCATAGGCGCTTAGGCCGTCAGCACCATTGCGGCCGTCTACTCCGTCAACGCCTTTTAATCCTGGAATGTTAATATTCATATTGATAGGTTTTTCGCTAAGTTCAATTAATAGCTTTTGTAATTCGTTTGGCATAGTATTTTCTCCTTTTATTAATGCATTGATACGTCATGAATGAAGTTAATTTCACCCATGATCATTTTAAAAGTATTGTCGCCTACAACAAGAAACACATCATAATTGCCCTTAGTGTAGGTCTTATCAATCGTCAAGGTCTGAGCACTTGGAATAGTAACGTATACAGTCTTATCCTGTATCTTCGTTTCAGCCTCGCATATCAGCTTACCTTGAACACTACGAACTTTGCATATTGCACGCCCTGCCGATATATCCATATCAGTAGTTAGTGTATATGCTCGCCGCCAGTCAGCCCCTATATGCAAAGTTTCGTTTTCTTTGCGTATAAAGTCCATATATACCCCCTTACCAGAATGAAATGATTAATAAATCAGCCTCTCCGTAATAGCCAAATCTACCAGAATTATAAAAGAAATAGAAATAGCCCTCTTTAGTTACGCCGCAACCTCTATACCAGCGGCCGTCATTGCTTTGACTAGCTGCATTATTCTTCGCATGTCCTCGGCCATATGAGAATGTTCCGCCGTCTGGACTATCTCCGTTTGGAAAGAACACTCGATTTTGCAACGGCTCGCCATGTAGCCAATATCCGCCTTCGAGGTCGTCCATTCTGCCGCCGTCTGGCTTATTATTCCAATACATAGAGTATTGACTATTAAAGTTATGTATCTGGCGCATATCCTCGTCGCTAAAATATCGACCATTTAATTTATATGTGGCCTCTTTATTCATTTTTATGTTGGTTGCATAAAATAAACAGCGCTCATAATTGTAGCCGCTAGGCAGGTTAATTTTTTGGCCGCTTACAACATGCACACTCATAAAGTTAGTATTTTTAAGCGGTTCGCCATTTGCATATACGCTGTTGGCGTCTATCCTAGAGCCTGTAATATTTACACCTCTAATATTGCCCTCTGCGTCAACGCTAAACGTATTTGAAGCGTTTTTGATTACGGTACCAGTAATAGTGCCGCCTTGTAAATCGCCTATGTTGGCCGATATAGCTGCTAGGTTGTCAACGTGGATATTATCGGCGGTAACTGCGCCAGCTTGTATCATGCCTCTAGCGATAATATTTTTATCAAATAGAGTTTGTCCAGTAACGTGCAATAGCTTGCCGTCAATCTTAGTGCCTGCTGGGGTTAAGTTAATACGGCTTATAAGTTCCTTACCGTCGAGCTTTCCGAGTGCATTTGTTACTTTGAGCTCTATGCCGTTGGATATTTGAGTGATTTGTGAATTTACATTACTGTTCAAATCACTCAAAGAGCGTTGGAATGCACTTGCTTGGTCGATGAGCTTGTTTTCAAACCCATTAACGCTAGTCTTGACTGTGCCGACTTCGTCTTTTAGATCATTGATAGCCTTATCCATATCGGATATGCCGAGGCTTTCCATATCGAGTAGCTCTTTATCGATTTTAGCCTTAACAGCCACGCTCACGGCCTCTGTAGCAGGGCCCTCACCGAATATATCAACATAAGCCACTTTTACGTTGTATACACCAGCCTCTAAAGGAATGCTTAAAGCGTTTGTAGTAGTAAAGTATACCTTGCTATCTACATAGACATTAGCGCCTTTGCAGTTGGCAGGTATAGCCTCGAATGTAACTCCTATACCATTGATATTAGCTGTTGCTTTAAGGTTTGCAGGTTGCTTAGGCTGTGGTACGTTGTACGTTAATTCAGCAGGTGCTCCATAGCCTTTAGCTGGGTTGTGAGCGTACAAGTAGACTTTACCAGTCCGATTTTGTAGCGTTCCGCTGTATGTAGTGTTATTACTGCGGCCAATTAAGCCATCATTTTGACCTGCGTTTAAGTCAAGCCGTAGCTCGTAATAATCTACATCGGCATTTCTAACCTCTAACCAGTTGAAATGAGCCATATCGCTGAACGAAATAGAAAAGCCAAGAGGCTTATTCGGAATTTCGCTCTTTAGCTCTACAGTGATACTCTTAGATACGCCCTGCGAGGTATTTCCGTGTGTATCTTTAACAACGGCTTTAATCTCGTATGTATGGCCTAATTCACAGCCACTTATAACAACCTGCCCCTCACCTGCGCCGCCATATTTCCATTGACCGCTAGGCTCTCTATACCAGATTTCAACTGTATCTAGGCTGTTAATAGGTGGCACATTGAACTCTGCCACCACATCGAATGACTTAACCCTATTAGTGATCTCGTAGTATTTAGTATATAGCGTGAGGTCTGTAACCTCTGGAATAAAGTACGGCGTCAAGGTGTATTGATAAGCTTGCACCTCGTCGAGCCCTTGCTCGTTGCTGCCGAATAGGTTCATTGAGGTAAATTTGAGATATATTGTTTTCCCTATATCCTCTTTACGATAAGGGTATCTAAATAAAGCCTCATCTACACGTACAAACCGCTCGCCAGCGTTATGACTGATTGCATTAGTACCATATTGACCTCGTACAAGGCCGCTCAATGAAAATTGGTTGTTAGGGCCCATATTAGCGCCCTCATAGCTAAAAGCCTCACCATTCACCCAACAAAGTGTATTCGCTCGCTCGGCGTCAATGTGTGTTCCGCCTTTGAGCATGCCTTGATTAAGAGTAACTTCGCAGGCGTTCGCTGTTTCATTGAATGCCAATCGAGTGCGCCCCATGCGAGCCTGTTGCGTAATAGAGCCTATGCGGCTGTAGTTCTCGCCATTATCAGATAGCCATACAGAGCAACCACCCCAGCCAGCTGGCGCATTGACGCCAATAAATACTTGATTACCGCCTACATCGCCTACAGTTTGGAAGATTGCCACATCATTTACGCTTGGCGCTGCTTGGTTATAATCAATGAAAGGGCGCTCGTTCTCGTGCACATCATAGCGAGCTGGCGCATAAGTACCAGCAGGCTTGCCCTCGGCTGTAAATTCGAGTTGTCCGTCGGCTGCCTCATTGACTGCCGTAATTACTACAATTTGCTTATTGAGCTGGCAGGCCTCATCTGTAAGTGTTACTAAATCGCCTACCTCTAAAGTACAGAACGCCCAATCAAGCCTAAATGTATATTGAGTCTTAGCGTATAGGCGTTTCATAGCGAGCTGTTCGGCGTAGTATTGAGCCCTAGCCTTTGTATATAGGTAGTGAGCAGTCTTTTTAGAGGCTGGTTTTAAGCCGTTGCGTTGTACATCGGCCACCACCTCGAAAGATACTGTTTCTTTCTCGTAGCCATTAGCTCGATTAATGAACTCTACTGTTGCCTCATTGTAAGCCTCGCTCGTATCTTTGCGCTTATATAAAATGAGTTGGCCGTCTGAACCTGCAATAAAATCATCTGCCGTTAAATCGTATTGAATTTGGTTAGCAGGCGTCCATGTACCGATAGGCTTATCTGCTAAAGGTACGATTTTAAGCCTGTCAGTACTCCAAAATACAAGGCTGTTAGTGATCTCGGCTATATCGTTAATAATCTGCTGGGCTTTAGCACTTTTCTGCTCTGGTGGCGTACTGATTAATATATCAGCCGCCTTACAGTAGGCTCTAAAGTTTTCAATGCCCTCAATTTGTACATCGGCCCCAACTGATTGCAGTACATGCTCGATATAGTCGGCTGGGTTTACGTCTGTTCCATCGCCTGTATCTCGTAACTTGCCATATACCTCGAAATTATATTGCGGTAAGCTACCACGCTCGCCGAGGTCTACTACACCAGCCATATAAGCCAAACCACTATAAGGCAAGGCTTTTTCTGGATGTTTAGACAGCATATAAGGCCATGGCGCTTGGGCTACATCGCCATTGAATAAGGTTAGCTCGATTTTTTCGTTCGGATAATCGTATATCTCTTTATCTCGCCATACCTTACCAATACCAGCGATAGGGCCCTCACACAGAGCAATAGCAGCAGCTACAGAGTAGGTATAAGTAATATTTGTGTGCTTTGCACCGCCACCTTTACCAGTTCTAGTAGTGGTTTTATGCTCATGAGCCGTGAAATCTTCATAATCTATGATGTTACCGCTTACTCGAGTAGTGCCTAGTATTTCTGGTACTACCTCACCATATGAGGCTGTATTAATTTGAAAGTCAGCGATCATATCGGCTCGGCTAGTTGTACTTTTGCCTCTAAATAAAAAGCCCATTATTCACGCTCCTCTCTATATCTATATACAGCCCTCAAACGTGAGCGGCCTTTCTTATCGTAAAAAATCACATCATCAAGCTTGGATATAATCACGCCATAATCAACGAAAGCATGAATTACAAGCCCTTTACCAATATATATAGCTCCGTGTGAGATACATCGGCCATATTGGTATAGTAAAAAATCGCCAATTTCAAGCGGAGAGCCCTCTTTCACCTCATCGGCTACTTGTTGCACGTATTTGAGATATTTTTCCTCAGAATGGTGTAAATGCCACTCATTTGAGTAGTTTTCTATCTGCAATCTATCGGCTTTCATGAGGCCACTATCCACCACCGCAGCCACTAATAAATAAGAGCAATCGACGCCAGCACCTTTTACCATTGAATTATTGGCGTATGGTGTGCCTAGCCATGCAGTAGCAGCTTTTGCTATCTTTTCGCCAGTTGTTAATGTATTCATCGTATGCTCTCCTTTAGTGGTACGTAAGGCGTCGCCCTGTTTCTATTCCAGTTATTGAATTTGTTTTTACATTCCGTAGGCGTCTTATTGCAGCCAGCGTAAATATAGAATTGGTCGCCGACTCTTGGGCTTACTTCAAGAGCGCTCATATACAGAATTACGCCGTCAACGCTTTGTAATATCTGTGTAGATTGCCCAGCCAATGGGCCAGTGATCCAATCAATGCCGCCAGCGGTGTAATAACCATTTGTGAATGGTATATCAATTCTTACGGAATTAGGGCCAGAGCCTAAAGCTGTAACCTTGCCGCTCTTTCTGAATTTTGAAATATCAACGCCACACTCTTTTGAATATACGCTAAATGGGCATTGTGGATAATACCGCCGATTTGGATATTCAATATTGAGCTTTTGCACGATTGATTTAACATTGAGCTTTAAGGTGAGGCCGCCGCCTTGACTAACCTCACATAAGCCTGTGAATAAGCCTACAACGCCGATAATAGTATAGCTATCATCAAAAAATGCTCGTTTAAGCGTCATTTGAGCGCCGTCAAAGCCACCATTATGAGCTACAGCCATAATAGGAACGCCGCCTATTTTATCTTGCTCATTCGTGGATATGCTAACGCTCATTTTATCAACGCTAACAGTGCTATTAGTGGCTATCTTATCTCTTACGATAATAGGGCCGTCTGACTTATAGATTTGGCCGTTATATGATACGTCGGAGTCCGAGTCGGCCCAGTAGTACGTTACACCGCTACGCAAGCGCAACTCGTAAAGGTCGCAGCTCATGAAATATTTATCATTGTTGAGGTGCTGCCGTAGTACCTCGTTTACCTCTTTCATAAATGCGCCCCCTATCGAGTTGATACTAACTTAAATGATTTTGATTTATATACATTTGTAAAGATATACTCGGCTGTCATATCGCCGCTAAACCTTACCAGCCAATAATAGGTATAATCGGCTGTAATTACCGCATTCGGTGCAACTGTCTGCCCTGCTGCTAGTTTAATTACGCCTTTATCGCTAACAACTCGAATAGGCGAGCCATTAGCGTATGCTTTAAGGTTTTCAACGTGATATACAGGCTCTAGGAAATCGCCGAACTTTCGCACGGCTTGCCATGAGCCCATTGAACCAGTACCGAGCTGTATACCTTTCTCGGTGTTGTCCTCTGGATCTAACCACAAAAAAGGAACTGTACCGCCTTTAGTCTTAGAATAAAAGCCCATAAGCTCCTTATATTGTGCAGGTGTTAGCACCTCAAACTCTGTAGAAATAGTATATTGAGGATATTTCCAGTTTGTCATGGTGCGAACCTTACCAGAGCCAGAGGTCTTTGTCTTGGTGTCCCATTTCTGGGCCTTTTGTGATTTCCAAGCCAAAGATATGATAGTAGGAAATTTCATTAATTCCGCCATATTACCATGTCCCCTCTGTTCCGATAAATTCTCTATCTTGATTTACTAAGAATTGACGCAAAGCTCTGCCGCCTCGTGTTTCGAGGAACGAGCCAAAGCTCTCGGCGTCTATAGCGCTCACGTTGAGTGTAATGCCACCGCCTGCACCCATACCACCATTAGAGCGATTAATGCCCTCGCCTAATCGGTCGAATACTGTATCAGATAAAGGCAATACAGCCTCTTGATACTTACCCTCGCCGATTTGGGCTATTGTGGTGCCATATGTAAGGCCACCATCTGCGAGTGCTGGCATGCTCTTAGCACTAAACGCAGCCCCAAAGCTGCCGCCAAAACTGCCAACTGCTCCCAGTGCTTCACTTGCTGCTGTGCCTGCTGCTGTGCTACTACTCCATGCAGCCATACCAGTAGCCGCACTAGCGCCAAACGTCGCCATGCTCATCTGTTGAGCAAGTGCGCTCCATGCAGGCAGTTGGGCTTGCGCTGCTGCTATACTTGCTGTGGTTTCTTGCGTTTGTAGCATTTTACCGAACACGGCTTTTTTAATCATGGCAGCGATCCAATTCGCCACAAAGTCAGCTACCGCTTTAAGCATAGCTTTTCCTATGTTTTGAATTGCACTCGTGAGCGTGGTTGTACCTTGAATAAGGCTAGAAATACCGCTTTGCATACTGTCAATGCCTGCATTCAATGCGTCAAATAATAGCTGTTGCGTGTTCCAGTGGCTATCCATTACAGCCTGTTGATACTCTGATAAAAGATTTTTTCTTAAATCATAATTCTGCTGGGTAGCTACATATTCATCATTGAGTGCCGATTGCAACGCCTCAAAGTTCTGCGTGCGCATAGCCTCGTCAATGTTCCATTTCTCCTCGGCCATTGTGCGCTGTAACTCTAGGTACTTATCGTTATAATCTCGATGAACAGCAAGCAACTCCTCGGTCTTTTGCTTTTCAAAGTCAACTCGGCCGTCCTCTGTCATTTCAAACAGAATACCTCGCTCTTTCAGCGTATCAATAAAATGCTGTTGCTGCATTTTGTCCATTTGGACAAAGTCATCGCTGTACTTATCCCATTTGTCGCCGATAGCGTCTATTGCGTCGGTGTATTCTTTTGTGAATTGCACCATAGGCGAGGCTTGGCCTGTACTATCTTTAACGGCTAGGCTTAACTCGAGGTCTTTCCGCATATCACGGATGTTATTCTCGATTTCTCGCATTTTCGCCATTTCTTCTTGTTTGGCTTTAATGCGTTTCTCGGCATATACGGCATTCAATAGTTCAAGGTCTTGTTGATAGTTAGCATTGGCTGCCTTTGATTTATTGAGCTCGTCAAGCTCTTTCTTATACTCTAACTCGAGCAGCTCTTGCTTATTGCCCAGCATTTCAAGGTACGATTGCAAGATTTTCTCGTGCACTTGTTTAGCCTCTTTTTCGAGGTCTTTGCCTTTGCTACCCTTGCCGCCGCCTTTTCCGCCTTTGCCCTTGCCTTTGCCGCCGCCAGTGTCAACGTCTCCGCCGCCGCCACCGCCTACATCGAGATCGCCGCCACCGCCGCCAGATAAGCCGCTCATAACTTGTGAGGCCATATCGCCAGCAGTATTTACAATGTCCTGCGCTGTATCTGCGCTGATAGTGTCAACCTGCGCTATAGCTGTGAAAGTGCCGCCAAAGAATTTGGCCACTTTATCGCCTACGCTGTTGAGTTTAGCAATAAGCCAGTTCAAAGCCTCAATAATCTTATTAACGCCCCATACTGCCGTATGTACGATTGTAGAGAATACAGAGCTTAATGTAGCCCCAAAACCATTAGAGGCCACTGCTGCCGTGGCGAATACCGTAACCAATGTTACGAGTACAGAGATCAATAACCCTACAGGGTTGGCTCTCATCGCTGCATTTAATACCCTTTGAGCAACTGCTGTAAGCAACATTCCGCTACGTAATGCAGCAAGCAATGAGCGCAAAACAGTTAAAGGCATTGTTAAAGCGCCAACCAGAAAGACCGTTGCCCCAAATGCTACCCTTAAAACAGTCATAGCCGTATAAAATGCTTTTGTCGCTGTTGTTGTTAGTATTTGAGCCGCATTATAAGCTAATGTTTTAACAGTCAAAGTCGCTGTTTGAGCGCTACATGCGTTTACAGCTACTCTATAGGCCGTGAATGCTGCAATAGTTCCTAATACTACAGTTGTTATTCTCGGCATAGTCGTAATAAATAACGAGCCAAAGCTCCTTACCGTCTGCGAAATAGTGGATATTGCTATTCGTAAGCCTGCAAAAGCTGCGCTAATTAAGCCTATAGAGCCTTGCGCTGCTACTGCCATGCCTCTGATTGCTACGCCTACGCCCTCACTTAACGCTTGGAACTCGCCACTTTGTGGAATAGATGAAATCTGTTCAAGTACAGGCTGAAAGGCTTGTATCATTTGATTTTGAATAGATTGACCTACCTCGGCGAATGTCATAGGAATTTCTGCAAATTTTGCGTTTGTTTCCTCTGCGCTATTAAATAAGGCCTCTTTGATAATATCGGCGGTAATAAGCCCTTGCGAACTCATTTCTTTTAACTGCCCTACAGACAGCCCCATTTGTTGAGCGATTGACTGAGCCAATAACGGCGCATTTTCCATAATAGAATGGAACTCATCGCCTTGTAGTTTGCCAGCCGCCATAGCTTGCGTAAGCTGATACATCGCAGCGCTTGCCTCTTGCACGCTAGCACCAGAGATTTTAAATTGCTTATTCAGCTGTTCTACAAAGGCGATTGCCTCATCATTCGAGCTGAAAGCGTCTTTTGCCAGCATATTGAGCTTTGCCACGCTGTCGGCCATGTCTATATAGCTACCTCTCGAGCGATTGGCTGCGCCATATATTTTGTCCATGATCTCGGCGGTAGTTTGTGAGCCGTCATTGATTAAGTTGATACGAGAACGTATGCTTGTTAATTCGTCAGCTGTCTGTGCTGCTGCTACAGCCACATCTTTGACCTTATTAGCCACTAACCCTATACCAGTAACAGCGCCAGCAAATTGCAGCCCCTTATTCATTTGAGAAACGATTGATTTTATTTCTGCACGAATGCCAGCTGCCTCTTTGGCTACCCTATCACTAGCAGTCGCCACGCTTTTAGGCAGTTCAGAGCTTATCGTATTAGCCACCTTATTGACGGCTGCCGTAGCCTCTGAACTGTCTGCACTTATGCGAACATTAATATTACTATCTGCCATTTTCTATATCTCACCCCCTGCCTCTCTAAATTCACGGATAAATTCCGCCTCTGCTTGCCGTTTTTCGGCCTCTGTAGGCGGATATAGAATATCTATAAATTTCTTCGGCTTGATTGGCTCTGATAGCTGCGTGTTCATGATGTTAGCTATCCAGAAAGCTCGATTTGTATCCTGTAGTCTTTGCCTACGTTCATACCCTCTGACTAACTTTCTATACTCCATAGGTTGTAGCCTCATAAACTCCCACGGCTTTAGCTCTAACACGCTGTATGCTATATCTTCCGCATTTCGTACCCATAAAGAAAAAGAGGGGGCAACTTGGCCCCCCTCTAGTTTTTTGCTTGTTCGACCTCGTTTTCGATAGCTACCTTATCATCTGGCGTGAGCTCGTTTGGGTACATTTGATAGTACATTTTAGAACCCAAAGCACCGCTTGCAATGATTGCTTGCATAAGTGGCGCTTGCAAGGATAATAGGCTCATGTCTTTTGTTTCATCGGATAACAACTCATCGAATAGCTCATAATATTGTTGAGCGTTTCGTTTGTGTTGTTTCATGCCGATAGCATAACCTGTGATAATGCTATTAATAGGCCAAATGCTCATTTGTAAGAGCTCCCCAATAGGTTGCCCTACAGCGGCCTCAAACTCCATGAGGCGCTGCATATTGAACATTAAATATTCGCCATTTTTAAAAAAATCACAATTCACTTTTTTCATAATTAAAACTCCCTATTTTAGCGCTAATTTAGGAATAATACAGGTATATAAGGCTACATATCAGCCTTATAATGTTGGTGCTGGTTGCAACTCAGATAATGGGCCTACGCCGTTCAAAGAGCCTTTATAAGTAGCTACGCCGTCATGCGGTGTAGAGATAGAAAGCTCTGTAACGCTTGCAATACCAGTGAAGAATGTTTTGTCTGGATATTCAAATTTAATATGTACATTGTCGCCGTCCAAGAATGCTTTTTCTAACAATTTCAAGCTTTCTTCTTTAGGCATTAAGAGTGTTTCGATAGCAAAGCTCCACTCTTTAAGGCCTGCGATAGTAGATTTCCAACCGCCAGAGCCCTTATGAGAGGCGTCGATACTGTCGGCTTTACGAGATAAGTCTCCAGAGCGTTGACCGCCCAACAGTAACCATTTAGCGCCTGCTTTTTCGTTTGTACCTACATTCAAATATAATAGGTAGTTTTTGCCTGCTGTAGGCATATCCACGGCCGCTGGTTTGTATAATGTTTCTGCCATTAATAAATACCCCCTTTAGTATTTAGATTTTCTTTTAAATCGTACATTTTAGCCTCAAATCGGTATTGTGTACCAATAAAAGGCCTCATGCTGTCGTGATCATCTGTTTTATTTGTGCAGCGAATATCAATAATCTGATAGCCGCTTTCTTGCAATACGCAATACTCTCCATTAAGTGCGCCGCATTGCTCTCTAAAAGCAATTAAGATTTCCTCTATCTTGCTTTCAAGAGCTGCTATTTGCTCATAAGCTACATCGAACTCATGACTATCTGATTTAGTCCATACCTCGATGTAAAACTCTTGTTTGAGCATATTGTGCACGTTATCATCGGCAGGCGTTGCCTCGCCTCGGCCTAGCATTACCATTCCAAGCGAGTCAACGCCAGCATTTTGAGGATTTAAAAAGCCGAGCTTGACTTGTCCGTCAAACCCAGCTTTCTCGATTGCGTATTTAATTTTATTCAATAATTCGAGCCACATATTAGCCACCTCGATATAGAGGAATACTTCTATACCCTGCATACTTGGACGGCTGCCCTGTGAGCTGCTCCGCTGTGATTTGGTTTTCTAAAACCGCTATTCTATTGTTGATATATTTCAACTTCTTAGAATAATAATCATCATCGTTGCCATTGCGGCTATATTGGCCTGTTAAAGAGGCGCTTTTATTCATGCAAGTTTCTCGATAGCAATACAATGTTACGAGTTCATCTACAACAAAAGAACGGATAACCTCGCTCTCTTGCACGCCTAACTTTTTAGCCAATACATATAGCCAATTTTCGGCTTTCTTCAAAGTGCTTTCTAGCACATTAGGCCCTAGTAGCTCATCATCGAATATCATGCTTTGAAATTCGTATAGCATATTTCAAACCCCTTACAGTTTAATGTGCAGCTCTGTTCGCTTAGCCCCTAGCTCTACATTACGAGCTATTTCGCCAAGCGATACATTAACAGCTTTCGAGAATATATCATGAACAGCCTCACGGCTATTGTCGAGAGCCTCATATAAGAATTGGTCTGGCTGTGTACCTCTATGAAATACACGTTTAGCAAAGACAAAGCCATTGCCACCACTTGGAACCCAGCGCAACGATTGCTTTTCTCGAGGGAATATATAGTGTGCTTTCGTGCCCTCATGAACGAAAGGCCCATAAGGAGCTAGATCACTGTCGATATATACCTCTGCTGTTTTATCGCCAATCATTCGCACGTCGATAGCCCTTTCGAGCTGGCCGCTGCGAGAGGTAAAGCGATGAGTGCGTTGTGCCTCTTCCTGTACCTCTCGAGCGCTGGCTTTGATTGCTTGCCGTAGGCGTTTTTCAAACACCTCTCTAGCGTTCATGATTATTTCTTACTGGACTTTGTAGCCTTTTTGCCCTCGCCGTCTGTCGGTTCTGTGTCTGGGTTTTCATCGCCTACGCCGCCCTCGCCGTCTGTCGGTTCTGTGTCTGGTTCAAATTCTGGCTCTAATACAAAACCCTCATCAAGCCACAGCTCGAGAGTGCTTTCATCGTCCGTGTATCGAACCTCATTCATACGAATTACTCTGTATTTACCCATAGTTACCCCCTAATTATGCGCCAAAGTTTACCCACAAAGACGCTAGGCGGTTCTTAGGAACCCATACGTCGTGGAATTTTCTATAATCAATAGCCCATGCGTCGGCTTGTTGGTTAATTGTTGGATCAAAGATACGCATTTTGTCTGTTTTGGATACTGCGATAGGAGCTTTACGGCTCATAATTAGCCAGTTGATAGCCTTTGCGCCTGTATCAGCTTTAAAGCCGCCTTTTTCTTGGCCTGTAGTTTTGCCGTCATTGAAAATGTATTGAGATTTTAAGCGCGCGCTAGATACTCCGATGATAGGAATTTCGTTATAAGTGCGAACACGAGTATTGTATTGGCCTTGCGTAAAGTTAGCTACATTGAGCATGCCCTTAACGCCTACAGCCTCATTCAAAATGCCTTGAACTCGTGCGCTCATTACGATGACTAAATCGCCAGTTTCGCCGATTAAGTCCTCAATTTCCATGATTTCTTTGTTAAGTTGCTTGATGATGTTTGTATCATCTGGAGTGAAAGCGTCTGTTTTGCGGCTTTCTTGTTTAGCGTATGCAGCGATTTTAGAGTAACGATAAGAATCGATTTCAGGTATTACCCGTTCCTTTTGGAATGTAGTCATAACATTTGTCGCTGTTGCAACGAAGTTTGTTTCGTCTACGTCCATAGAATCAAGAGAGAATTTGCGTCCACGGTCTTGGGTGAGTTTGAAATCTTGGAATGTCAAAGATACAGAGCCTCGGTTGTAGCCGTTATCACGGTCATAGTTAGCCAAGCCGTCAACGGAAAGAGTAGGAATTTTAACAGTATCGCCGCCGTTGTATTTAACTTCGCCAGCATTGGCCTCCATAAAGCCAGATGTAGCGCCTACCAACATTTGTTGGTCTAGCACCTTTTGAAAATTAGCAGCCGTTTGTAAAGTGTTAATTGCCATTGATTAATACCTCATTTCGTAATTAAATAATTAAGCCTCGCTAGGTGGTTTAATGCCTGCGATTTTGTACATTTCAGCTAATTGACTATTGCCGTCATTCACATTGCCTGCACCTGCACCGCTGCCGCCGTTTTGCGCTGTTTTAACCGCATAAGGCTTGTCAGCAAGAAATGCCGTTGCGCATTCCTCGATAGTGCCGATTGTGCCATCGTCTTTAGTCCAGCCATAAGAGCCGTCTTGTTGTACGGAAATCTGCCCAGCTATGAGCTTGCTGAATGTTTCGGCGTCTGTGCAATTAGCTTTTGTTAGCGCTGCGATTGTTTGAGCGCTGATTTCGGAATTATTACGTTTTTCAATCTCTGCTTGTCGAGCTTTCTCTGCTTGCTCATACTTATCTGTAAGGCCTTTGATTTGTTTCTCTAAAGCCAAGATTTCTGGGCTTTTTTCGCCTTTGTGAGCCTCGTATTCGTCAACCTTACCTTTTAACTCATCACGTGCTGTCGTTAAATCGGTAATCTGTTTCTCGAATTTAAGGCGGTCGGCTTTGGCTCCCTCATTAATGCGAGAGATTTCTCCTTTAAAGCCTGCTACGAGGTCTTTGCCCCCCTCGAGATTTTCAAGTTTTGCGTACAATTCTGCTAAAGTCATGAGTCTTTCTCCTTTTCGTCATGAATTACGCCACATTTCGCCGCTTGCTAGTTTGTGGCAATATAAAAGGCCCATGCATTCACTTGCATAGGCCTGTATGTCTAAATTATTTGTTTTTCTTTGGTGTTCTAGGCTCGAATGTTTCCCCATTCCAGCCCCTTGCATAGTCTTTCCAGCTAGCTTTACCAGCTTTTACCTCTTTACTGCCGCTTATGCCGAGTAATTTCTCTCTGTGATCACGAGAAATAGACTCTATATATTGCTTGCCGCCCTCGTCTGTATTGTCTTTCGACTTAGTAATATCTACTTCAAAATCATAGACAGGCGATACTCTGCACATGCAGTGAGGGTGAGCTGGCAGCGTAGGGAATTTATCTTTTGGGTATACCCCCTTACCTAGCCCATATAAATCGGCGTTAGCGTAAAAATCGCATATATCATAGCGAGGGTGTCTACTGGATAGCACCCATTTGAGAGCGACTACATCATCATCATTCTTATAACGCAGCATTTGGCCGTCGGCGTATGCTCGAGCTGTTTCCGTCCGAGCTATTCGCTCGGCGTTGTATCGTGCTTTCTCTTGCACCGCCACAGTAACAGCCCTCGAAAGGTCTATAGCATTGCCCTCGTCAACCGCTTGAATTAATTCAGAATAGGCAGCTCGTAGGCTTGGCGTAGTATTTTGCTGCACTAGCCGCTCTGTGCGCCTAATGGTTCGCTTAAATCGAGCTAATTCCTCATCATTGAGCGATTGCGGCGGCTTTAATGCTCTAAGCCGTTCGATATGCTTAGGGAGTTTATCAGTAGCAATTATGCCACCTTTGCCATATCCCTCGAATATCGAACGAGCAAGGGCTTTTATGCCCTTGCCACGTTTTAACGATTGAGCGATAATCGCCGATGTTTCTCGCTGTACCTTATAGGCGTTGCGATGTAGGCGTTTTGATAAATTTAAGCCGTCGCTCGCCCAAGCGGCTCGCATAGCCTCACTAATTGATTGAGTTGTGTAATTAAAAGGTCTATGACCTGCCACCGAGAGCGGTGTAAGTACACTATGATAGGCCTTATTGAAATTTTCCACCATATCAGCCGTAAGAGGCGCCTCTAGCATTTCCATAATAGGATAAGACTTATAAGCGATTTGAACGGCCTTATCGGCTGAATACCCAAGCGCTACTAATTCACGCACCATGCTCTCGAATTGCTCGAGTATCTTATCAAGCGTTTGGCTCGTCTGTGTCATTATTGCCACCGTTTAGATCATCATCGTCATAAGTTTGGTCTTGGGCTTTAGTGTCGGCCGCTGTCTGTGCCTCTTTAACGATTGCGTCTTTAGTTTCCTTTTCCAAATTAGGCATGTAAGCGTCAATTACTTTCTTTAAGATTTCATTGTCGAATGTGTCGGACTCAAATTCTAAGTCTTTAGCCTGTTGTGCCTGTGTAAGGCTTTCAGTAACATCATTTACCTTGAAATCTTTTGGGTATTCGCAAAAATACTCTAGGTTATCGCCGCTCCATAGCTTATATAGCTCGATAATGTCGTACTCTGCATTCTCGCAACGCACTGCAAAGGCTGCAAGATTTTGATTAGTACGCTCGAAATCCCATTGTTTAGCGACGCCGCTCTTGGCTTGCTGTACGCCGATAACACTATCAATGCCACTCATGCGATACATCTCATTGATGAGCTTATCAATTTGAGCCATAAGCACCTCGGCTGGCCCTTTATCTGGTGCGATAAAGTTCGGCGCTTTGCTTGACTCAAATGGATATGCGAGCAAGTTGTCTGTACCGATAGTTACATCTTGTAAGCCATTATTATCGACTGGCATGGTCAAGATCGAGAATGTTTGATTATAAAGAATTTGAGATAGCAAAGAGCACAAGTTATATACATGAGCATTTGTTTTAGCGATACTCAAATACTCTGGCGGTGGAAGAATATCACGCTTACGTGCCGCCCTGCCAAACCATTGAACCACAGGAATACGGCCAATGTTATGCTCACCTTTGTCGATGAGTTTATTCTCATCATCTGTGATTTTCCATTCGGTAGGCGTCCATGTATGGCAACGTGCTTTGATTGTACCGTCCGCATTCTTCAAATAGGTTGCATAAGTAAATAATTTGAGCTTGCCGTTGTCGTCAAACTCGTAATTCACTACGTTCTTAGGCTCAACAGCCGTTAAATACGGCATAGAACGATTGGCTAATGTATCAGCCAATGAATTGCCGAACTCGCTCACGTTATCCACTACGATATACATAACGCCATACAGCTTGGCCGCAATAGCATTCTGCTCTATGAACTCCTGTAGCGTTGTGCCTTGACGGTCTACATCGTTGATAAACTCATCAAATAATACAGATTTTCCGTATTCTCGCTTGATTTCATCTTTAAATATAGGATCTACAGAGGCATTCAAGATAGGCCCTGTGTAATTTAAGTAGTAAGCTATCTTACGTCTAAAAGCGATTGATTGCGTACTCTCTCGAGCGTGTTCCGTAATCGCCGCACCAGTAGCGAACATACCGCTACCATAATATGCGTCATGTAACAGCTCATACTCCTCTAATCGAGGGTTATTGTTAATTATTGCCATGTTACCCCTTTCTAATTAATGTTAATTCTGCCGCTACGAACCTGCGGCGCATTGATTTTCTCTGCAATTCCTGTGAGTGCGTCTGGTGCGTCGTCATGCGCATTCTTGCCCTCTCGCTGATACTTTGTAATATCAGCGGCAAACTGCGGCCACCTATCACGCCAATTACGAGGCATATATACGTGGTTCATAACCCATGTAGCGTTTGACTGAATGCGAGCTATCTTATTGCCGCTTTGATGAAACATATTGATCACACACTTATTAGAGTTATATTTCTGTTTGAGTATACTTTGAACGTTACGGCCAAACCCTCGGCCGCCGTTATTGCTTTCTATATCGGCCACATTTACGCCGTTACGATGTAGCATATCCGCTACTGCTGGCTCTGTGGTTTCCATAGCGTCTTTTGTGTAAATTACATCAAGCACGTAAGCCTCTCCGTCATACACGCCATATGTGATACTAGCTAAGTAGTCGCTGCCTGTATCGGCGGTATCTGTGTAGTTCTTAATACATGAAAATAACACGTTACCTTTATCATCTCTTGGCAACGTGTCATATGTAAGTATTTGACTGTAAAGGCAGCCTTTTAAGTCAATCGGTATTTGCTGATAGTTGGCGCTGGCAATATCCTCGCCCATAGCTCTTACCTTTGACATGTAAGAGGCTTTGGATAGTACCTCTTCGCAAAGCATAGAGCCGTCGTCTTGCAGTGCTTTCATGGTAATGACTTTAGCTTTAAATAACAGATCGTCTTTAAAGTGTTCTATCGCCCTACCTGCTAAATCATCACTCGCCCAACGAGTCATGATGATGATAATTTTGCCGCCCTCTTCAAGCCGTGAAAGCATGGTGTTTGTAAACCATTCCCAATGTTTCTCTTTCACACTAGCATTGTAGGCCTCTTCGCTGTTCTTAATAATATCGTCAATGATTAAGAGCGTAGCGCCAAAACCTGTAGCTGTACCAGTTGGCGAGGTTGCAAGGTATGAATTAGTGTAGCCCTCTAAGCTCCATAGGTGCGCCTGTGCGTCGCCTACGGCTACTCTTACATTAGGGAACACATCAGAGAATACAATAATATCCTCATCGGCCTTATTCTCTTGAACTGCATTTCTAACTGATTTACTAAACATTTTAGAAAGCGTTTCATTGTAAGAGCCTGTCATTACTTTAATAGCTGGGTTATTACCCATACACCACTGCGTAAAGTGCTGCGCTGTTAAACTCTTTCCATGCCGAGGCTATGGGGGCAGGTTCATTATAAGCACGTTATACTCATCATTTTTAATAAAGTCCTCTAGCTCGTTGCACAGCTTAACCAAGTACTTACGGCTCTTTTTGTAAAAACTGCCTGTCTTTAACTGGCAATAATAAAAGAACTCACGTCTTGCGAGTTCTCGTTTTGCTAGTTGTATGATTTTTTCTTTGTGATCTCGAACCTGCACGCCCTCACCCCCTTTGCATGACTATATACAGATTGCTGCTATTCATCGCCTATGAGCTTTTTAATATCGGCCGTATCTATTCCCTCAAATGGGTTTCTAACCTCGACGGCTGCGTCAATATTCTTTGTATCTCTCCATGCCTCTGGTTTTCTGTTTTTAAGCCAGAATATTAGAGATGTAGAGTTAGGTTGCACGTGTTTAGTAACAACCTTAACAGGAACTAATATTTTCTCTCCTGTTTCTCTATCTTCCATTCCAATTTGTGTAACTTCATCATAAGAATACCCCATAGCGCTTTTAAGCAAGGCATTTTCAACCATAATGTCTACTACTTCCTTACCTCTTTTTATGGCCTCCGCAAATTGAGGATATTTCTTTTTCCAATCATAAAGAGTTGTAGTAGTAATGCCGATATTATGCGCTATCTGCTCATCTGTGAGGCCGTTGCGAGCCCAGCCCTCGAGCTTAATTAAACTGTCAGCCTCTAGCCACTCTTTATATAAGCCTTTTCGGCCTGCATTACTCTTTTTCTTTGTCGCCACGATCTCACCTCTTTTTATGTGTAAATACAAAAACACCTCGAACAGAGCACCCTAATCTCTGCCGAGGTGTTTTTGCGTTGTTAGTATGTTTATAGTTGAAAGAAGGATAGAATGAAACGTATAAGCACCATTCACCACTAACATAGTACCACATATATTTAGTACTGAATATGACAGCTTTATGACAATTTATAGAGCGTATGCACCAAATAAATAGATACTCAAATCATCTATCCCTTTATCAAGCCACCTGTATACATTTCGCTCTACTGTGTTATGCTTTTCTGCAATTTCTGCGATTGTTAAGTCATTGATATACCTATCAATTACGCAGTCGCAATAGTGCTTATTATTGTTAATGCAGGTTATGCGGTACACCTCGAGCATTTTATCTATATGCTCGATGATTAGCTCGGTACGTCGCTTACTTGCGAGAATGGTTTCAATTTGCAGCAAGCCTCTTCGATTAAAAACCTCATACAGCACAGTTTGTAAGTCGCTGGGTGTGAGCGTATCCTCTGCCTTTGCAATAGCACTCTTACAATGTGCTTTCATAGCCGTGTAGCCCTCGAGTAGCGTTGTAGTGTTCTTATAAGCTCTTTCGTTTTTCTTTGCGAGCATATCCTCATTACGCCGATTAAATTCGGTTAAGGCTGTTTGTGCTGCTGTTTCTGCTGCAATCTTAACGATAGCCTCTACCTCTGACTCGGTAAAAGTGCGCCCCTTACACTCCATTTAATCACCCCCATATATAGCGAAAACCAGTAGCCAATAATAGTATCATTCCGATTGCCACCAGAACGCTGAACACAATAGAGGTTATGAACATAAGGTTTATACGTCTATTGAATTTTTCCTCAACAGCAAAGTGTGCCGCCAATCGCGCTTTTTCTAATTTTTGCATTCGTCCATAATCTACATAGCCTTTAAAATGTAGGCGATCATTGTTATTCTGATTTTCCAATTCTAACCGCCTTTCCGTCTTTGACTTTGTAAATGACTTCTTCATTAAAATAAACGCCATTAGGAATACGATTATTTTTGATGAGCCAATGCTTGAATAGCTTTTCAATGGCTGTGTCGAGTTCTTCAATTTCTTTAGGCGTTACGACGTCAAGCGTTTCATAGTCGAAAATTTCGTCTCTTAGTTGCTCATCTACCTCGCTGATTAGATAATCTGTAATTCCAGCAGTTTTAGGCCACCATTGAGAGCAACGCACTAGATAAAATATATCCTTACCGCACCTTTGAGCCTCTTTTATTCCTGCCTCTTTCGCCTCTTTCAATCCGTGTATTTCGTTTTCTCTAGTCCATTCATAATGGCCACTCTCGAGAGTAACGATATAAGTATCAGTTTTCATCGCTGCCACCTGCTAACTTTACATATTTAGGCTCTATAGAGGTTGTACCGTTAAAGCTCCAGCTCGTTCGTCCATTATCATAAAAATACACTCTACCATTTTCAAATTTTTCAAAATGTCGTTTTACAACTGCATTTTCTGCCTTATCAACAAGTATAGGCGTATCTACAGCCACCTTGCTCCAGTCAATAACCCCCAACTCTTCTGAGATTGAAATAAAGCCTCGAATGTCGTCAAATAGCGGACAAATAGCACTCATTAATCTCATAGTTAAGCCGCAATCAGCCTGCTTATAATGTACGCCGTCTACCGATACAGGTTTACTAATCGTAACATATAATTTATGGTTATCAGCTCTAAAAATATATCGGTACTTGCTTTCATACAGTTTTTGTAACAGCCACTTACGGCCCTCTTTATCGTTCATGTTAATGCTCCTTTACAAACCAATCAAAATCATAGCAGCGATCGTAAAGCATTTTCTACGTAATCGCACTCACTTTGACTTTTATAGAATTCACGAATTTCTATCGTACTATTTTGATTCCCTTTGTCTTTTATAGAGAGTAATATACGATGTTTTTTATCCATTACAACCAGCAAATAAGCGCTTTTATTCTTTTCGATTTCTATTACAATTTCGCCAGTTGTCGTAATAAAATAATCTCTTTTTATACCCTCTATAAACTCTACGATTTTTCCTATTTCAATACTTGTTAGCATATACTAGCCTCTCCTAACCGCCTAATGTAGGACATTCACATTCCCATGTGTAGTCTTCAAATTTATGCACTTCATAAAGTGTTTGAACTCCGTTCGATTTATATTCAAATTCTTCTGCAAAGTTCATGCCGCATTCATAACATTTTCCTCTGATGTCCAACTTGTATTTTTCAGCAAGTTCAGGATATCCTTGTCCTGTAACACTCCACGCATGGTTTATCTTGGCAATAAAAATACCGACGCCATCTTCATCTAAACAGATACCCCCATTTGAGTCAGCAATATCATCATCAGTAATGTATGCTCTTCTCAATGAATTTAAAAAGGTAGACTTTGCCAAAATATTTGGAATTAATTCGTCAAATTCCTCATCAAATACAGGATGTGCTCCATTAAACTCAGATTGAATAAATTTCATTAAATTTTCTTTAGAGCCTCTAAACTTAACCCAGCCCTCGCACCAATTTGGCATATCCTTTACCTCATTTCATTAATACTCTTAATACTTTACCAATGGTAAAGCTATTTTCTGTTAATTGAATTTTTCTATCTTCTATAAATAGCTCAATAATATCTTTAACTTCAAGGACTCTATAACCTAGATCATCTTTCACCTTGATAAATACCCTATAAGGTTTATCTTTAGCAATCTTTCGAGCGTAATTTAGAGCCTTATCAAGCTCTTTATTTGTGATATAATCGGCGCACTTTAAAACTAAACTCATACCTTTGTGGTATTGATATATCTCAAATTCATCAAAGCCATGTTTTGCTAACTCTTCCATGCTACATAGCATTATTTTTCACCTCTTTGCTGATTAGTCTATATAGTTCGCCTTTCACATATGCCCTTATAGTTTCAATATTCATATCAAGCTCATTGTTCTGATAGATAGTAGCACTTGCGATACGTCCATAATCAACCATTACACTACAATTTTTATAACGCCAGATGTACCCATACATTACGCTACTTACTAAAATATCCTCACGTTGTGTAATACAAGGAATGACTATATCATTCCCCATAACAATCGTTAAAGCTGCTCTTAATTCTTGTAAGTCTAATCGACTTTCAAATCTATTCATGTACTCCACCTACTTTTTGAGTTCTGCGCTCACATACGCCACCAATGATACTGCGAATGTGCCAAGAGTTAAGCCAATTAATCGCAATACATCGCCGCCAGTTACGCCGAATAGTCCAATTAGCCAAAGAACTGACGCAATAGCAAGCGCAATGAGCTCAACTTTCATTGCTAGAATAAGTACTATGGATACTGTGTATAATAATGCTTTCATTTTTGACCTCATTTCATCTGATACTCAAATTTAATATCCGTTTTAGGCGCATTAATCATAACGAAAATGCTATGATGTGCAGGCGATTTTGTATGTTCGCCTGTTTCGCTTATGAACTTAATGCGCTTAGTCGGAACATATACGCTTATATTTGTTTTGCTAAATAGCTTGTGTCTTTGTACCCCCCAGTGTATCTATGGGTAATACCAGTACACACGGCTTTTTGCTTTCTATACACCTTGCTATAATCTCATCTTTATTACTATATGGTGGGTTTGAAATTAGATAATCAAACTCGTATTGATTTGTTAAAAAATCAGTAATGCCATATATAGCGAATGGATCATAGTCTTGAGTGATTACTTTTGTAAAATTGCTTTTTTCTGTGTCGAATGGCAGCAGAACCCTAGCACCTTTAGGCGGTGGAAATATCTCGAGCATAGCTTTTACTGTTTCGAGCGGCGTATACCACTCATCAGATTTCAAACCAGTTATTAGTGCTTGTTTCACTTGCTACTTTTCAACCTTTCCAAGCTAACACCTGCGCCAAGCAAGCGCATTCTCACTAAACAGAATGACGCTCCGCATTTTGCTGCAATTTCTCTTATCGTTAAACCCTCATTTCGTAAACTGATTAATTTATTTACATCAATATCAGTGCGACTAAGGCATCTTTTATGTAGTTTTCGTAGCCCTAACTCCTTTAGCGCCTCATCTGGGCTTTTACGCCCATATATACAAGCGCCTAGCGCAAACCAGTTGCCAGCGTATACAAGTTTCCTTGTCATACTAACCTCTCTATTTCCCTATAGCTGCTCAATTCTATCTAACAAATTGTACACCTCGCCACTTGTTAAGTAGCCGATTACATCATCTGTAATCGGTGTATCATAACAAAGCTCGTCATGTCTTAATACAGCCAATTCATAAGGCTGTGCCTCATTACAATAAGCAATGCCACCAGTAATTACAGAGGCGCCGTAGCCGTTATCAAAGTTAAATATCCATTGTCTCCCACCGTGGAAAAATTTACAACCTATAAACCCTCTATGAGTTTGAAAATCTTTGTTTTCTTCCATTGTTTAACCCTTTTTATCCCTTAAAAAATACAAGCCAGATTGTTTTGCCCCTACGTTGGCCAATTACAGGCTTGCTAGGTAATAGCTCTTTTACATTTGAAAATAGGACTTGCTCCTCGTTCCACTTAAAAATTAATGTTCCGTTTTCTTTTAGCACTCGCCAGCACTCTGAAAGCCCTTGTTTAATATCGTCTTTCCAGTTAGGCCCTAGCGTTCCATATTTGGCTTTTAAATATGATGTTTCGCCTGCATGTTTTAAATGTGGCGGATCAAAGATAACCAAATAGAACGTTTCATCATCAAAAGGAATGCTTTTAAAATCTGCTACTATATCTGGGTTTACCACTAACTTTCTGCCGTCGCATAGCGTAGTGTCTAAAGTTCGGTTATCCATATATAAAGCGTTTTCATTTTCCTTGTTAAACCAAAACATACGAGAGCCACAGCAAGCATCTAATATTTTCATATCTTTATTTCCTATTACTGTAAAACTCGCTCTTTCTCTGGCGCTCCCATTCCTTCTATTTCTTCGATGAGAGCCTCTTTTGCCTCATCAAATAGCTCTGTGTCGTTGCCAGCAATAATGCATAAGGCTTGCTCTGCCACATCGCACACAAAGGATAAGAGCTCTACTGTGTTACAATTCTCTGCTGTAAACGTGAAGTGCTTGCCGTCATATTCTGCTTTGATATTTCTGCTCATAAGCACCTCTTTAGTCGTAAACCACTAATTGAGCCTCATCTAGCTCTGCATTTACATATACTTCTTTGACATTTAGAATTTTTCCACAGTCAACCGTGATCTGTTCGTTAATAATTTCTAACGCTTGCTCTTTTATGGTTTCTGCCTCTGCCTCGCTGTTGGCTATGATTTCAATATCTAGCTCTATACGGCCTTTAAGGTAGGCTCGGTATTCTTTATCGTTCATGGTGTGTGATGTCCTTTCTGAAATAGCTTTCTAAATTCTTTATAAGAGATAGAGGTAGGGGCTTTGAGCTTTCCATAGCCCCTAGTTGGCGCAACTTTTCGGCGTTTAGGCTTTTGAGTGGTGTCGCACTCTCGAGCCTTTTGCCTTTCGTATTCATCGACTAAGACAGTGTTTTCATTAATTGGCTGAATAGTGATCTCTGCCCTCGGTCTGTCTTTGTCGATGCCTGCAATTTTCGAGCCGTCATAATTAACAATGTACTTATCATTATCAATCACGCCAGCTGCTTGCAGTATGTCGCTAGTTGCTTGTAATAGGCCTACCAAATCTGGCCAATGCGCTCGATTTCGTAAATAATAGCGGCACCGAACAGCTATCGGCCCATGAACAGCCTGCACTCGCCCCAGCTGCATGAGAGCAACTTTCTCATATTCTTCAAACGCTTTTGACGGTAAGATTACACGTTTATTATTGACAAGCGCTATTCTGCTGCCGTTCTTTTTTGTTCTTGGTTGGCCCTGTATTACAATTTCCAACTTTGCACCTCTATATCTTTTAAATTATTTTCTAATTCTATGCGGAAAATTTCGTTATTTTATCCACTCTAGCTATTCGCTCGATAATTCTATCGTGAGAATTTTAAACTCGCCTTATAGGGCGTTTAAACGAATTTTACTATTAAAACTTATCAAGTAAGCTGTTGATTACATTTCTCATATCAAACAGGCTTAAATGCTTTTCTAAATCAGAGTGATTAGAGCTCATAATCATTTCAGTACCAGTGAGAATAAGTATCTCTGACACCTCTTTTTCGTGCTCGAAATCATTGCTATATGTAATTCTTGACACACCGTTATTAAGCACTTTAACCGTTATCTTTTTCATTTTTCCTCCTATGAGAGCCGCTCATAAAAACAGCCTCTTTGTATTCGCCACTCAAGCGATCATATATGCGCTGGCTGTAGTTATCCTTTGTCCAGCTATCGCTATAGTTAGTAGTGAGTATAATAGGCCGCATTCTGTTATAGCGGTCTATTATGATACTCTCAACCTTTGCAACCACCCATTCAGATTTTGAGTATTCAGCCCCAAAATCATCGAGGAGTAAGAGCGGTACATTCCGCAGCTTTTGCTCATAGCTCATGAACGCCACGCTATCGCCTTTGGATAAGGTGAGCATATTGTCTAAGAGATTTGGCATTGAGATCATCAAGCACCCCTTGCCAATCTTTAACGCCTCTTTTAATAGGCACACACCTAGAGAGGTTTTTCCTGTTCCAGCTGGGCCCCTCAATATGAGGCCCTTGCCTGTGTTTAGATTTTCCTCGAGGTGTTGTCTGTAGTTACTCACTACACGATAAGCCTCGGCGTTTTCCTTTGGAAACGTTCCATTTTGTTTTAGCCAAGTGAAAGACATTTCATAGTAGCGTTTAGGAATGCCAGCCAAGCTATATGTATTGTTTATATCGGTCTGAATGATTACAGGCTTATCATAGATAGGCTTGTAAAATTCGTAATCAGTTTTGGCCGTGCACCCTTTCGTATTCGGCCTTCCAATCGACTGCCTCTTCTTTAGCTTTTCGATTGCTGCCGTTACATCTATTTTTTTCATTTCCTAACCTTTTATTTTTCAACACGCCCTCAACGTATTTAATTGAGGTTTTCCCTCTATCGTGTGTGATCTCGATAGCCTCTACTACTTGCTCTGGGCCATATTCCTCGGTAAGCATTTCTAAAGTTTCTTTTATAAAAGAAGAGATGTCGCCGAAAGTATTTAACCAAGTTGAGAATACATCGTTTTGAATTACTGTATTTTTCTCTTTACTTTCCTTTACTTTACTTTCCTTTACTTTACTTTCCTTTACTTTACTTTCCTTTACTTTACTTTGTGTACTTTTGTATACATTAACTGGGGTTTCTGCAACATTAACTATAGTTTCTGCAACATTAACCCTAGTTTCTGTATGCATCATGTCAACATTAACTAAGTTAATGTCAGCATTAATTTTTACCGATTTTCTACGCTCTGTGATTTTAAGATATCTGTTTTGTATTCCCTCAGATGTTAGGACTCGAAAATTGTCGTAAATTCTAAATGAGAATAACCCTACCTCACAGGCTCGATTTATGACATTTTTTACATAGTCGGTATCGAGGTTTGTATCAAGAGCGATGAGTGCTATATCATCATCTTTAACATTCATGAAATAGCCCTCATCTCTATAGATCGCTGCGAATATGTATATCAGCACAGCAATAGAGCTGGCCCCACACGAAAGCATGATTTTTCTTATTTTTAAATCACTCAAAAACCCTACATCAAGAGGGAAGTACTCAACCCCTTTCGCTTTAGGTCTAGCCATTGTTAAACTCCTTATCTAACAGGTGATAACGTAATATAATCTCTATCGCTCGTCTTTCCATATAGCCCAATCTGTAGACCATAGTCTAAAATGCTTTTTACTGTATTAGCCGAAACACCTGTTTCCTTTTCGGTACGTACCATAAAGGTAGGTGTATAAGGAATATAGAACAGCTTTAACGCTGCGATATGATCCCTCACTTTCACCCAGTCAGCGCCGAATTGAGCGAGCATTTTGTCATTATTATTCACGGCCTACTACCTCGCCTGTGTTGGCGTCGATAATCTCGCCAGCTACGTTGTAGGTGTCGCCGCTTGGCTCTGCTGTTGGTTCGTCGTATTCTGCGTCGATAGTTTCACCGCTGAAATCAACGTCAAATTCGCCGTCTTTGTTCATGGAAATAACGCCGCCGTCATTAGAGAGTGCTTGGCTCATTTGAACGCTTTCAATGCTTAGAGGGCCGAACTTGGATAGTAAGCGTTTAAGAACGGTTTTTTCAGCCATAACATTGAAATCAGCAATGCCCCATTTATCGGTGCCGCCCTTATAGTTTTGGCTGTATTTTTTGGCATGCGCTTGCATTTCGTCAAGCGTCATGAATAGCATTTTTTCAAAGCCGTTTGTAAGTCTAAAGTAGGCAAGATAACCAATGACTTTATCGCCTGTACGATTACCGAACTTAAATTTATCGAGTAAGCGGTTCTCGTATTCGAGCTCGCCCTCATATACTGTTTTGGCGCCAATATCAACGTATTGGCCGCTACGTTGAGCAAGTTGGATATACCCCTTATAACCAAGCTGGAACTGTGCAGCACCTTTATAAGGTACGATGTAGGCAAAACCAAGAGACTGATTGATTGGCAAGTCTAGCATAGCTGCCTGTGCCGCTGCCCCAATAACTGTGGCAGGGTCTGCTTTCATCAAGTAATTATTGTTATTTGTAACTGCAATAATACTGCTCATAAAGCCAGCTGCTTTCTTGCCTAGCATTTCCTCAAATTTTTTCTTGTATGCTGGGCTTTCGAGCATACCTTTTAATGTCTTAGCCTCTTTTGCGGCTGTGATAGTGTTTTTCTTTAATTCAATTCCTGTTGTTGTTGCCATTATTATTTATCCTCGCTTTCTGGGAATGCGTCGCCTCTGACACCAGCCGCATATGCACGTAATGCGGTGATTTCTATTTTTAAATCTATGATTTGGCTTTTCAGATTTTCAATCTTATGACCGTCATATCTGAGGTCATCTTCTAGCTTTTTGTTAAGCTCTTTTAATTGAGCTATTTCTGCAAGTAAATGCTTTCTTTTTGGTTTTGTTTTTACTGTTTCGATTGTTGTTTTTTCTGTGTTTTCCATTATTTTTTATCCCCTATTACTAATAATTTATTTTCAAAGTCGATATATACAGCTTTGACCTCTGCCGTATACTTGAGTGAATTTACAGGTGTATCAATATGTACCTCGAAATCGTAAGGAACAGCCTCAATAATTTTTCTTAAATCATAAGTTTTCATCATTTCACCTCGAATCTGCGGCTAGGTTCGCCCTGTTTAATGTAATTTGTATATATTTCTGGGTGATCGCTCTTGAATTTTTTGCTGTCGAATGTTTCACGAGGCTTGCTAGTTTTCCAAGATACAACATGCTCGCCAGCTGTAGTCTTTTCGTTATCTTTCATATAGTCCTTTAAAAGATTTTCAATACCTCGCTTTTGAGCCTCCAACTCTGTGAGCTGGTCTTTGATTTTTAGATAATCGATTACAGCGTTGCCGTATTCAGCAGGTAGCTCAATAACATTACCGTTACTGTTTTTATAAAGTTTTTTGAGTGCCTCGCTGCAAGCCTTGCTATCGTCTGGCGCTGGCATGGTTTTAGTTTCCACTAACCGCCAAAACTCTCGGCCAGTATCAATAATTGCTTGGATAATCTCCTCATTTCGTGGCACCTCTTTATAAACAAAGGTGTTACCACCAATAAGAGCAGCTATCCACCAGCTAGATTTACCAGTAACCGCCATATAGTGCTGACATTGCACATAGTAGGCGTCTGGTACGTTGTCGCCTTCCCATTCTTCTTTTTTGAATGCGTTCGCTGTTTTGCATTCGAGGCCTGCGTCGACTCCCACTATCTCTCTATCAATATTTGCTAAGAGATAAGGGTGCTCCTCAGATTGCAATGTGAAATTATTGTTGCGTACCTTGTAGCCAGTACGCTTTGCGAACTCTTGGGCTACAATATCCTCTAGGACTGTGCCCCAATACATAGCCTCGGACTCTTTCTCATCGATTGCGTCGCTGGTTTTGTCGAGCCACACATCAAGAGGGCTGCGCCATTGATTGACGCCTAGCACGGCGCTCATATCAGAACCGCCAAGCCCTAGCTTGCGAACCTTTAGCCATTCCTCTCGAGTGGCATTTTTGCTGTCAAAGATTTTTTTGTACATTGTGTGATGTTTCCTTTCTTTTCATAAGAAAATAAGATATAATAATGTTGTGTGATGTTCCTTTCACTCAGTGATTGGAATTAAGGGCTATTCGCTTTTTGTGAATAGCTCTTTTTTTATGCCAAAATACAGATCATTGAGTAGATACTGTATAGGACAGCTAGAAATGTGCTTGCCATACATAGCGTTGCTAATACCTCAATTACCATTTAATTAAAGCCTCACCAGTACACCACCAATAAGCAGTGGCAAAGAAAAAAGCCAGTGTTAAAAAAGTAAATAAAGCCATTTGTAACGATGTAGGCTCATCATTACGGCCTAGCCGTCTAGCTTTCATTGGCTTTCTGTGTCTTGCTTTTAGTTGCTGCGTCATCATGTTTCTTTTTCCTCCATTCCTCAAACGCTGCTAGGTTTTCAGCGTTGTTATAAAACTCATATATAGTGTCTATAAGTAGCTGCATATCATTTACCTATAAACCGATTAATAAAATACTGTTGCCCTTTGCCTGTTACTTTAGGCGTTTTGTTTAGGCTAACTCGGCCGTCTGAATGAGTGATAGCTGTTTCTTTAATTCTGAAAAGCCCCATATCCATAGCTCTTTGAGTTGGCATATTATAAGAGTTTCCTTTCCGTGAAATTAAAAAACCCTCATTTCGTAGTTGCTCAAACAGTCTATTTTGCCCTACTGCATAGCCGTTCTGGTTTAGTAATTTGGCGAGGTCGCCTACTAAAATGTCTGTATCGCTAGTGCTTACTGCGTCGGCAAAAAGTACTTTCGGCCGCTGAGCCTCTACTAAGGCTCTAGTTTCATTGTGTGCCTCTATCTCACTGGCATATGCTTTCAATGCGTCTGGTAATGTTCTAGGAATATCCATGCCGTATGAGCCGTATTTTCTAATGCTAGGTAATACATCACTTGTTACCCAGCGTTTAAATTGTTTTGCACTTGGTAATTTGCTAGATAGAATTAACGAATACAAACCACTTTCATTTATTAACCACCCGCCACGTTGACCTAAACTCGATAACGTTTCGTTATTGAGTTTGTCATCAGTATCAACATGGTCGCTAATTGCCTTACTACTATTTTGATAACCTAGAATGTTGGTTACATCTTTTGCTACAAACCACGGCTCATTATTTTGTAGAATAATTCGAACGTCTCCAAACATCGCATTATTAAACACTTGTAAGTTATCGCTTGCATTGACTGGAATTAGGCTCATTGTGTGGTCTCCTTTCTGTCTATAAAAAATAATCAATAGTAGTCCCAAAGAAATCAGCAATCTTTTTCAAGTTGTCAACGCTCGGCTTATATTTGCCTTGTTTCCATGCCGTCATAGATGACGTCTTAATCCCAAGCACCTTACACATTCTATAAGGCGTAATGTTGTTATCTTTTAATAGCTTGTCGATTTTTTCATACATGTTGTAAAATCACCTCTTTTCTGATATATTGGAATTAATTAATATATGTTAGCTAATAAATACGAATTTATGTATTTGTTAGTTTATCTCGCATTTATTAGCTACCTTGTGATTACATAATATCTCACATTTACGAGTTAGTCCAATTAAGCGTTTGTAAAAATTTTAAATAGGAAATTAACAATGAGTAAAAATATTGTTTGGGAACGAATAGAAAACTTAATAAAGAGAGAAAATATCAGCGCTTATAAGCTAGGAAAGGATACAGGAATATCCACCGCATCGCTTACTGATTGGAAAAAAGGCCGTTCATCGCCTAAATTAGACAAGCTAAAAACGATAGCCGACTATTTTGGCGTTTCAATTTACTATTTAACTGGCGAAGTTGACGACTTCGACTCTGCTCGTCAACAAAAGATAGGCTTTATAAAAAGCTGCGGTGTTGATACAGATTTCTCGCACTACGACGATGAAAGTATTGACGATATATATGTCGCCATGCAATTAAGAGGTGCGGCGGCGCAAAATAAAAAAGCATCCTCTCGCATTGACGTAAAAGAGGACGCTCAAAATATGGATTTAAAAAAATTATTAGGCAGCCATAGCGTGATGTTCTACGGCGATTATGAGTTGAATGACGAAGAAAAGAATATTATTGAGGGTGTAATTCAAGGGGTGTTATCGCGTAAAAAGAAATAAAAGCATTATCATGGGTGAAATTAAATTAGTGGGGGTAGTATTATGCGACGAATGTTACCAAAAGTGTTAGAGGTTATTAAAGAGATGAAGTCGAACGATCCAGATGTCATTGCGTACAAATTGCATATTGATGTCCATTACAGAGCGATGCCGCTAAAGGTTAAGGGGATGTTACTTCGAACGCCGTTCAGTAAGGATGTCATTATTAACTCACGGCTAGACGCGAACCAAAAAAAGGTGGCGTTAGCGCATGAATTAGGTCATGTTATATTGCATAAAGGCGGATATAACTTATTTGATATTGACTTATTGACAGATAGGGACAAAAAAGAAAAAGAATATCAAGCAAATAAATTCGCTTTTTTATTAGTAGCGCATACCTGCTTGCGAAACTCGCCAATGATGATTGACTCAATCAAGAATGAACGGGAGCTTACTTTTACTGACACGGTGGAGCTGTTGAAAATATTTGAGAGTACAGGGTGTTATATTAATTAAAAGGGGTAAAATCATGAAGAAACTTATCATTACGGCATTATTGATTTTATCTATTATGCCAGCGCAAGCTATCACTTTGCCAGAATTAGCCAATTATAATAGCTATATAGAGTTACCTAATGCGATGAATGAAAAGCAGTTTATGCCTATTGATGTACAAGTTATAAATACAGGTAACAATACGCTAGAAATCATTACACCAATATATAGCTATATGCCATTTTATAAGAATTACATCATCACGGAGTTTGTGAAACACTATTATTATGACTTCAATAGTCGCAGCATAGTGTTGGAATTAACAAAAACAAACCTCATAGACGGCCGCAATGGTAAGGTATTAAAACGATTTAACCATAAGCCACCTAAGCGAATTGAGTTACAACCAAATACATATGGTTATTTAGAGGCTATGATAGCGCTAGGCAATGCCCAACGCACAGGCAAGTTTACACCTCCAGCAGCCCAATAAAAAAGAGCCCCTATCAAGGGGCTTTATTTATACCTAAAAACCAAAAACCGCCGAGTGTATACATCGGCGGTTATGGTTATCACATCTTTACTTCTTGATAAGATTATACCATTGAAAGGAACATCACACAATGACAAATACAAAAGATTTACAAACAGGCGTTATATACGCTAGATATTCAAGCGATAAACAAAGAGATGAGTCCATAGAGGGCCAAATACGAGAGTGCACCGAATACGCTCAACGTGAGGGCATATTAATTACTAAGATATATACAGATAGAGCTCTCTCTGCTCGTACGGATAACCGCCCAGAGTTCTTGCAAATGATCCGTGATAGCGCTCATCAATCATTCAATTATGTGATTGTGTATCAGCTAGATAGGTTCAGTCGTAGCCGTGAGGATAGCGCAAAATATAAAGGCATATTACGCCGTAATGGTGTAAGAGTGTTAAGCGCTAAGGAACATATTACCAATGAGCCAGCAGGCATTATCTTGGAAAGTATGCTCGAGGGCATGGCTGAATATTACAGCGTTGAGCTTTCCCAAAAGGTAAAACGTGGCATGACAGAAAACGCTCTAAAGGGGAAGATGAACGGCGCTGCTATTCCGCTTGGTTATGACTTAACAGAAAGCCACCATTTAGCCGTGAATGCTCACGAGGCTAAGGCGGTAAGGTTAATATACGACTTATACCTAAAACAGCACTCTATAGCTAAAATTAGCGATATTTTGCACAGTAAAGGCTATCTTACAAAGAAAGGCCGCAAGATTTCGCCTAGTGTAATTAAAAATATCCTATCTAATGAGAAATATATAGGTGTGTACAGTTGGGGTGATATTCGCATTGAGGACTCTATACCTCCTATTATCTCAAGAAAGGTATTTGATGAGGTACAAACTATTATGCCTACACGAATTAGAAATAAGGGCCGACGCTCTGAAATGTATAATCTCTGCGGCAAGTTAATTTGTGGCGAATGTGGCGGCCATTATATGGGCTCTACAGCCACATCAAGAAATAAAGAAAAGCACTATTATTATGTATGTACTAATCGGCGTAAATACCATACTTGCGCAGCCCCGAATATTCGCCGTGATGAACTCGAGGACTTAGTTATTAATAGAACGCTTGAAATTCTAAATCAGCCCTCAAATATAGCTCGTATAGTCGATTTAGTTATGTCTGGGTATGATAACACTACCCAAGAGGCTAAAACGGCCATACAGGGCATAAATAACAAAATTAAGGCTATTGATACAGAATTAAATAACTGTATGAATGCAATCAAGCAAGGTTTTATTACTGAGCGCCTAAAAGGGGAAATTGAAAATCTCGAGAATGAGCGCAATAACCTATTAGAGCAAAAAGCGAACCATGAGAGCGCTATTATACCTATTAAATTTACAGCCGATCATATCGAGTATTTTCTTGAAAGAATGACAAAAGAGAACCCTACCACTAAGGCAGGCCGCTCTCGTATTCTTGATACATTTATCAAGAGCGTAACTATCTATAGTGATAGGGTTGAAATCGTCTTTAATTATAAGCATGAACTACCAGAATTTAACGACCGATGCGAAACTGGTTCGCATTTCAGCGTATTGGTGGGCCCACCTGGGATCGAACCAGGGACCGACCGGTTATGAGCCGGTTGCTC